TAATTCAGAGCTTCCTTACAACCCTTTTGAAATACTCTCTGAAAGGGAAGAGTATTTAGGAGCATTTAAATCTGGGCAAAGACTTAAAAACGGCATGCCTCATCAAGGACATGTAGACACTAGAATTGGTCTACTTGATTTAACAATTGAGTTTGTTGAAAAATATAATATAAAACCAAAAAATAAAAGACTTTTAGAGCTTTTGAGCAGAGATACTCCATCAGAATATGATTTTCATTTTCTTGATTGGTGTGATACTTACGTGCTTAAAACATCAATGTTCGAAACTGACGTATGGAAGCTTTGGATAAAAGAAGTTAATGAGAGCGGCGGTATTTACAAATACCGTTGGGGAGATAATGAAATAATTAGTCTATTTGCTCATTTTATTCAGGAAGAGATTTTTGATTTCAAAGCTGTGGAAGAAGGTCATCATGATTTAGGTAAATTTAGAAGGTTACAAGACACAGCCCCTAGCGTAAAAGATCTACACAAATAAAACGGTACAGTTTTTATGAAATATTTTGTAATAGAGCCTCACATAAACTATACTAGCTTTTCATATTATTCTACCTTTGTTAATGAGTTATGTAAAAATGAAAATACAGTTGTTTCTACTGACACAAAATCTTTAAATGAGTTTTGTCTAAAATCAGATAAATCAGATTGTATATTTTTAGGTTTAGGGTTCTTTGACAACCCTAAGTCTTTTTGTAATAATTATTTTACTTCTTTTGCTGAAAGCGACACCTTAAAAGTGACGTACATACATAAGGTAAAAAACGAATACCAAGAAAAAATAAATTTCTGCAAAGCTCATAAAGTAGATTTAATTTTAACATCAACACCCTTAGCCGAAGAAATACAGCAAGACTCTGGAATTCCTACTTTTACATTACCTTATGGAGCTGATCCTGAAGTGTTCTACACTAATCCTAATATAGAAAAAAAATATGATATCAGTTTTAGTGGAGCTATGCATGAAAATAAACATGGGGTACCAGATGAATTAAAAAATATAAGATTTAAAGCTAGGAACATAATAAAAGAAAGAAAAGATTTATCTGTTTTCTGGAATGGGTCTGATAACCCTAGCCAATCTTATAGGATGTCTCAAATAGAGTATGTTGAAAAATTAAACCAGAGTAAAATTTGGTATGCTGCTACCGGGCCTGCTTGGGATATGAATCCTCGTCATTCTGAGATTTTATTTTGTGGAGCTGTTTTACTTACTAATGAAACCCCTAGTGGTTATTATGACCAATGGGAGGATGGATTTAACTGTGTTCGGTACAAAACTGATCTATCTAACCTCAATCAAAAAATAGACGAAGCTTTAAAAAAACAAGAAATTATAACTAAAAATGCCTATAATTTTGCATCAGAGAATTTAACCCCTAATAAAATTTACGAAAGATTTAAATGGATAACAAAGCAAATTTCAAAGAAGCTTTAAAACTTATAGAAATAGAGATTTTTTCTTTTTGTAACAGAAAGTGCTGGTTTTGCCCTAATTCTTATGTAGACCGTATTTCCGAAACGACTTTTATGGATGAGGATGTATATCTAGGTTTAATTAAACAGCTTCAAGAAATAGATTACTCAGGAGAGCTAACGTATAGTAGATATAACGAACCTCTTGCCTACCGAGAGGTTATTACAAAAAGAATTAAGCAGGCTCGGGAGATGCTGCCTAACGCAACTTTAAGAACAAATACTAACGGTGATTACGTAACTCGAGACTATATAGAAGAGCTTTGTGATATAGGTTTAGACCAATTATGGATTCAGCAATATTTAGCAAACGAGGAAAGGTACGAGCATTCCAAAGTTAAAGATAAAATGCTAACCAAACTTGAGAAAATCGGTTTACCTTATAAAAATCTTGTCGATATAGAGGGGTGTAAAATAGAGTATGATCTTTCCCATAAGGACACGACTATCCATCTAAGAGCTAGAAATTTTTCATTAGACGGGTCAAGTCGAGGCGGTATTGTCCCAATTGCAGAAGACTACACAAGAACACAACGATGTCTTCAGCCATTTCATAATATGTATATTGATTACAACGGTCATGTTATGGTTTGCTGCGCTTTGAGATCGGATGTTGAGCCTTATGATGAGGGTAGAATGGGTCATATAAATCAAGGCAAACTGTGGGATGTATATGCTGGTGACTTGTATAAACCTTGGAGAGATCACCATAAAGAAGACGGCCCCAAAGAGGGAGTCTGTAAAACGTGCCGAGATAATGTTAAGCCGTCTTATTTACAATGAAAACAGCAGTACTAATAACAGGTCAGCTTAGAGATTATAGGGTTAATTATCTTAACCATATCAAACACTTGATAGAACCTAATAACGCAGATGTTTTTGTTTACGCCTGTACCCAAAATACTATTCACAGCTGCGGTAAGAGTTTAGACCAAAAATATTATAGAACTGCTCATTATAGCAAAGATGAGATAATTGATAATGTAAGTGAAATATATGGCAATCATTTAAAAGTAATTCAGGTAGATGACAACGAGAAGTTAACAGAGGATGATTTTGGAACTCTTGGGTACTTTAGAACAAGAATGCAGAATCAGATAGATAATATACGTAACGGTTATGAGATTGCGAAAGCTTACGGAGAATATGACGTCATTATTAGATGCAGGCCTGATAACTCTATGTATCTGAAGCCTGTTATCGTAACAGATTATTCTTTTACTGATAATAAAATTTACAGCACTGTCTTCACACCGTCAGGGCATAGAGATTTATGTTTTTTTGCAATGTCTAATCCTCAAACTTTTGAGAAATACTGCTCTTATGAATATCTTAAAGGGGAAGATCCGAACAGAACAGATAGTAATTTTTTATGCACAGAGCATGCTTGGGAAGGTTACCTTATGCAAAATGGGGTAGATGTTAAGTACGTGCCCGATATATGCAGACCATTTACTCAATTTGATAAAAGTACAAAAGTAGCAGATTTTCCATACAGAAATGAAAAAGAAAAGTTGGTGGACCACCATGGTAACTGGGTAGATCAAGTAACATGAGCAATATCAAACTTAAAACCGATTTAAATTTTTGGCAAGAAGGTCCAACTGTTGAAGTTATGAATGGATGGTGTGGGGACTATAACACTTCAGTAAAAACTTACATAAGAAACGAAATCAAGAACAAAAAAAATATTAAGTTTCTAGATTGTGGAGCTGGCACTTTTTCTCAATATTTTGGTTTTAAAGATAACGGTATAGAGGTCGATTATGCAGCGACTGAAATTACCAAGAAATATATTGAGTATGGTCTATCTAAAAATGTTAATGTAATTGAATGCCCTTTAAACAAAATGCCTTTTGAAGATGATCAGTTTAACATTACATCATGTATTGATGTAATGAATCATCAATCAGAATTTGATAAACATATCAAAGAAATGTTGAGGGTTACAAAAGATGTATTGTATATATCTTTTTTTAAAGATTTCGAAGAAACGGTAGACCCTGATAAAGAGCTTAAAGAAGGGGATATCTTTCGATTACGCAAAGACGACGGACTTAGTCTTCCAGCAACCAAAACCTCTACAGGTATAATAGTTCAACGATTTAACGGTTTAATTTATAATCATTTTAATTTTGAAAAACTTAAAAATTTTTTGGACACGCTTTATATCGATTTTACTTTTCATGAATTTGAAGATCAAGTTTACCTTTTAAAAATTATTAAAAAATGACGAATCAGCCTGTCATAAGAATAGATTTCACCGTAGGTTTTGGAAATAACTTGTTCCAATTCGTGTATGCTAAATTATTAGCGGAGAAAATTGGTGCAAAAATTTATATTCTTCCTCCATTTACTGACTATTTTGGTTTAACAGCTCTAGACCTTCTGGTTTCTGATGAAACTTACGAAAATGTGACACCGTACTTTTCTGATGAGATTTTCAAAAATACTTTACCTTTAAAGCATGTTAATACGGAAGAGCAAGCGAAACGGGTTCTCGAGAACCCGGAGAATTGTAATTACCTACTAAACGGGTACTTTGAAGATTATACCTTATACGAAAACGACCTTGAGAAAATTAGGTCTTGGTTTATAGCTCCACCACTGAAAGATAAAGATAATGCTGTAATACATTTAAGATTGGGGGACAGACTTTTCATACCTTCTACTTATCAGGAAGAAGCTTTATTAACTTTTGAAAGGTATAAAAATGGATTAGATCAAATGGATTTTAAAAAACTTTATATTGTATCAGATCTTCCGCACTGGCGAAAGTTTAACGATTCTGAACTACTCGGTTTTAGGTACCACACCAAACTTTCAGAGAATACTCTAGAGATGTCTGCTAAAGCCGCTAGTTATGTCAACGAGCTGGTTGATAAATTTTCTAGTAATTATGAAGTTGTTTTCTCTAAAAATGTAATTGATATTGACTTTTACAAAATTATGACTTATGATAAAATACTATTCGGGTATAGTACTTTTGCATGGTGGGCGGCTACGCTTAGTAACGCTTCTCAAGTAGGCGTATTTGGTCCTTGGAGACCATGGAAAAAAGAGGGAAATAAAAATTTAGGAAATACAAATTACCCCGGATGGTTTAAGTGGCAGTAAAATTATGAAACATATAGTAACAGGAGGAGCTGGGTTCATAGGTTCAGCTTTGGTAAAAAAACTTGTAGCACAAGGTCATGAGGTCGTAGTTATAGACGATCATTCTTCTTCTGGCGGAGAACTCCTTAACGAAAATTCTTTAAAATCATCAGTTAAAACAGTTTGTGGAAATATATCTCACATTAAAACACAAACAGGCTTGCACGAAAAACTCCTAGACGCTTTTGAAGGTGTCGATACTGTTTTTCATCTAGCAGCAAAAGCTAGAGTCCAGCCATCTATTAAAGAACCTGTTCATTTTAACGCTACCAATGTAGAGGGAACTCTAAATATGCTAGAGTATTCACGTAAAGCTAAAGTTAGAAGGTTTGTATTTACTTCTTCCTCATCTATTTATGGCAATACAGAAATTATACCTACTTTAGAAGACACCCCTACTAACCCATTAAGTCCTTATGGTTTACAAAAGTTAATTGGAGAACAGTATTGCCAATTATATTCTAGAATCCACAACATGGACACTGCTTGTCTGAGGTATTTTAACGTGTACGGAGAAAATGCTCCGACTTCAGGCGCTTATTGTTTAGTTATAGGTAAATTTATTCAACAAGCTAGAGAAGGTAAAAACTTGACCATCTATGGTAAAGGTGATCAGAAAAGAGATTTTACATACTTGAGCGATGTTGTAGACGCTAATATATTGGCTTCAAATTATACAAGTAAATTTTCTGGAGAGGCTTTTAATATAGGTAACGGTGATAACAGAACAGTACAGCAGATTGCAGACGTATTTAAAACTCCATGTGACTATTTACCCGAAAGACTAGAACCAAAAGAAACTCTAGCTTGTAACGAAAAAGCAAAAAAAGTTTTAGGTTGGAAACCTACAGGTGATGTTTTAAAATGGTTAGAAGGTTATTTACCAACTATACTATAAGTACATGAAAATATTTTTAGCAGGACATAACGGGCTCGTAGGGTCAGCTATCATGAGAAGGTTAGCTAAAGAAGATGTAGAAATTATTTATGCTAATAAGCACAGTTTAAATTTGTTAGATCAACGGGCTGTCGGTTATTTCTTTGAAGCTAACAAACCAGATGCAGTGATCGATGCTGCTGCAAAAGTTGGAGGTATTCATGCGAACAATGTTTACCCTGCTTCATTTATTTATCAAAATTTACAAATTCAGAATAATATCATTAATAGTGCTTATGAGAATAATGTCAAAAAATTAATTTTTCTAGGAAGTATTTGTATTTATCCAAAATTTGCGGAACAGCCAATTAAAGAAGAGTATTTATTGACCTCTCCTCTTGAACCTACAAACGAACCTTATTCTGTTGCTAAAATAGCAGGGATTAAAATGTGTCAAAGTTATTATCGAGAGTATGGTTCTGATTTCTTTTCTTTAATGCCTACCAACCAGTATGGCCCCAATGATAATTTTCACCCTGAAAACTCTCATGTTTTACCTGCTCTTCTCCGCAGGTTTCATGAAGCTAAAAGAGATAACGTTTCATCTGTAGAGGTGTGGGGTACAGGTAAAGCTAAAAGAGAATTTCAATATGTTGATGATCTTGCAGATGCTTGTGTTTTTGCTTTAGAGAATGTAACTTCTGATGATATTTACAAAAACGGGTTAACCCATTTAAATGTTGGAACTGGAGAAGAAATATCTATTGAGAAACTCGCAAGGAAAATTGCATCAGTAGTAGGATATGAAGGTGATATAACTTTTCAAACTGATAAACCTGACGGTGTTTTAAGAAGAGTAGGAGATAACTCAAAAATTCATAAGTTGGGATGGTCTCATAAATACAGTTTGGACGAGGGGCTAGATTTGACTTATAATTGGTATAAAGAAAATGCCTAAAAGAGTTTTAGTTACCGGTATTACCGGCCAAGATGGTTCCAATATGGTTGATTACCTTTTGGAAAATACTGATTGTCTTGTCTATGGGATGAGCCGAAGGTCATCTAATATAAATTTGGACAACTGTTCTACTTTTATAGACAATGAAAGATTTCAATTAGTTTATGGCGATTTAACTGATGGATTTTCTCTAGCCAAGTTAGTCCAAGAAATACAGCCAGACTATTTTATTAATTTTGCTGCTAACTCTTTTGTTGGATGTAGTTGGGACATGCCAGAGCATGTCATGGACACAAATGCTGTAGGAACAGTTAGATGCTTGGAAGCTATTAGAAGATTTCAACCTAAATGTAAATTTTATAGCGCCGGAAGCTCAGAAGAGATGGGGGATGTAGATTATGTCCCACAGGATAAAGATCATCCGCCTAAACCTAGAAGCCCTTATGGAGTCTCAAAAGTTGCTTCTAGATTTATTGTAAAAGTTTACAGGGAATCTTATGGTATTTTCGCAGTACATGGTATTCTTTTTAACCATGAGGGTATCAGGAGAGGGGAAGAGTTTGTAACAAGAAAAATTACCAAAGGTGTAGCTCGTATATATAAATCCTTACTTGACGGTAAAGATTTTAAACCTTTATCTCTTGGTAATACTGATGCTAAACGAGACTGGTCAGACTCTGAAGATTTTGTTGATGGAGTTTGGCGCATGCTTAATCAGCCAGAGCCTAAAGAGTACATTTTGTCCAGTAATGAGACACACACTGTTAAAGAGTTCGTAGAAGCTGCTTTTTCAGAAGTAGGTATTGAAGGTTCTTGGCAAGGTGAAGGGGTAAATGAAAAATATATTTCTTCAGAAAATGGCGTGTTAGTCGAGGTAAACGAAAAATATTATAGGCCAGCCGAGGTAGATTTACTTTATGGAGACTCAACCCCCGCAAGGGAGGAGATAGGATGGTCCCCTAAAATATCTTTCACAGATTTGGTCTCCAGAATGGTCAAAAAAGACGTTGAGCTTTCTCAATAATTTTTTCTTGACTTCCCGCCTTACTTGTACGACCATGTAGTCATGGCCGCAAAACGGAAACGTAAACCTACTTTAAATCAGCTTATCATTAATAAGCTTTTGGATGAGCCTAAAGCCATCTGGAAAAATAAAGGTATCGTTTCAAGAGAAATGGGCTTCACTAAGAAGTTGATAGAAAAATATCCATTAGAAGCGTTTTGGAAAGCTCTTCCTCTTAAATTTAGTGCTGAAAGTCTAGCTTGGTATATTTCTCCCCAAGGGTGGACTTATTTAAAAGTAGAGTATGCTAAATTTTCCATGGAGGTAAAAGGTATTGACAAACATGATATTTCCGATTCTAAGTTCGGAGAAAATAAAATAATTTCCAAGAAAACAAAAACAATAGAAGAGTTCTTAAAATATGGCACCAAAAAAGAAAATAGTTGAGGGGTTTAACCCAGTAGATCAGATTCAGTCTTACTTAAAAGACCACAAAGACGAGCATTTTAATTTCGAAGAAGCTCCTAGTTATGTAGTTTCTAGTGGAAGTCTTTTGTTAGATAACGAGATGTCTGGAGGGTTAAGACCCGGCGTAATCAGAGCTTCTGGTATTTCTGAAGGAGGTAAAACATCAAATGCTCTTTCATTCGCTCGCAACTTCCAGAAAACCCTAGATAAAGGAATGGTAGTTTATATTAAATCTGAGGGTAGACTTTCTCCAGACATGATAGCTCGTTCAGGGGTTGATACGTCACCTGAAAAATGGTTTGTTTATAAAAGTAACATTTTTGAAAGCGTTCTTCAGTTAATGAGGGAGCTTATCATGAATAACCCCACAGATCACAAATACTTTTTTATCATTGATTCTATGGATGCAATGGTACCTAAAAAAGATATGGACCGATCTTTCGAAGATTCTGACAAGGTAGCAGGAGGCTCAGTATTAAGTTCTAATTTCTTAAAGAAGATGGCTCTAGGACTTTCAACAAAAGGTCACATCTGCTTTATGATTTCTCAGGTCAGAAGTAAAGTTAGTGTTAACCAATATGAAAAAACTGACCCTAACTTAACGAACGCTTCAGGCGGGAATGCTCTTCTCCATTATTCAGATTGGATTCTAGAGTTTCAACAAAGATTTAAAGGGGATTTAATTCCAGCTAAATCTGATAAACCTGAAGGCCATTACTGTAAGGTAATATTCAGAAAGACAGCTAATGAAAGGACCGGGACTGTAGTCCGTTACCCTATTAAATATAGAAGAACAGACGGTAAAAGTATTTGGGTAGAGTATGAAGTTTTACAGTTCATGATGGAATGGGACATGGTTGATGTGAAAGGCCCTTGGATTATTATTAATGAGTCAATTATTGAAGAACTTAAAAAAGCCGGTATAGAGATGGAATCCAAACATCAAGGAGTAGACAACTTTAGAAAATATTTGGAAAAAAATACAAAAGGTTGCCAGTACTTGTTTGAAAAATTCAGAAATGCTTTATCTCCTACTGAGTGAAACTCTACGACATTAGTGGAAAACTTGTAAATAAAGGGGTAACGAAGTATCGAGTAAAATGGGAGAAAGAATGTAGATCTAAATTTCAATACAACGTAAAACAGTTTTTTAAAACGTTTTGGTATGGTCAAGTTTGTTATGAAGAGTTTCCAGTATATGGAACTAGAATGAAGGTGGATTTGGTAAATATGACCAAAAGAATAGCTGTTGAAAGTCAAGGCGATCAGCATGAATCTTTTAATAAATTTTTTCACAATAATTCTAGGGCTAATTACTTAAGATCAATGACAAGAGATCATGACAAAAGAATATGGTTAGAAAACAATGATTTTAAAATCATAGAGATTTTTGAAAAAGAGGTAAACTTACTGTCAAAAGAGTATATTCTAGATAAGTTTGGAATAGATATTTAAAATAGTGTAATATTTTGATATAAATGAGTAAAAAAGAAAGCACTAGAATACCAGAACCACTTCTGGATCAGATTAGTGAATGGTCTT